GGCATTCACGCGCATATTGCGCTCAATCGTCGTAGCATAACTATCGCGTGCATTCGGCGAATAGTCAGTCTTCTGACTGCGCGTCATCTCCGTACCATAGCTATTGCGCGCATTCGACGAATAATCAGTCTTAGCGCCTGCGCCCTGATAACCCGAGCCCGGTGACTTTCCTCTGGTAGAACTTCCGGCCATTGTCTGTATCTCCTATAATGGGTGTGATTATTTATCGCGTTGGCCCAACGGGCGTTTGCGCGGGGTCGAGCTGTTGCGAGGGATCATGCTGTCGTTGGTAAAGTCTCGCTGCACGTATGTGCTCGTGCCCGGCGTACCGGTGTTTTCTTTTGGCGACCGTTGCACATATGTGCTCGTGCCCGGCGTGCCGATGTTCTCGCGCGGCGACCGCTGCATCACGCCGTTGACCGTACGCTGAAGGGATTGCTTGATTGCAGGAGCCCTTTTTGGCATGCCGGTAATGTACGTAGGCAGCTCGCCACCGAGGCGCGGAATTCTATAGGCCATTGGTCATATCTCCTATTAGCTACGCGATACGCTCAGCCACCACAATGGCAGAAGGAATTGCAGGAATTGCGGGCGGACCCGTGACGGCAGCCGTGTGGTCAAGAGTAACAGCAGCGTCTTCAGGAAGCCACATCACTTCGATGTACTGCCCCGCTGTTAACGTGTCGTAGCCGATAATTTGGAAGAACGCGTTACCGCCGTCACCGGTCTTAGGGACTGTGATGCGCGTAGCGGAGCGGACAATATCAGTACCGTTCCTGCGGAACCATATGGTCACATCATGGTCACCGGCAGCGGAGTTTGTAAACTGCAGGTTGGGCGCAATCATATAGGTGCCCGCAGCAGCAAAGGTAATACGCGTCAGGGCTGACCCGTTAGTGACGATAGAAATGCCGTTGCCCGTGATCTCGTTCGTGCCGAACTTGACTGCAGTCGGTGTCGCTACATCGCCGGTCTGATCCGTGATATCGGAGAACAGACCGAACGCACGGCCAGCCAGCACTTCAAAAGATACGGTGCCGCCTGTAATAGCTACGCTGCTAGCTGCCTGCGTGGCCATGGTGCCAAGGCCGAGGGTCGTACGCTGCGCTGCAGCATCGGCATCATCCAGAATGGCGCGGCCAGCGGCAGTGATAGCGCCTTCTGCCCAAGTATCCACACCAGTCGTGTAAGCATATTTGTCGGCAGCCGTGCCGAGGGCAGCCAAAGACTGAAGCGTGGCATCATATGCCTGCACGTTCGTGCCGATAGCCAGACCCAAATTGGTTCGTGCAACCGCAGGATCAGATGCACCAGTGCCGCCATCGGCAACAGCAATATCAGTAATACCAGAAATTGAGCCGCCAGTGATGGTTGGCGTGGTGATAGCCAGCCCGCCGCCAGCCACAATAGGGGCAATCGAGTTGCCAGTAATTCGGACGTTGCCGACAGAGACAGACGTATTGCCGACATTCAGCGCGGTAGCAACACCATCGCCAGTCCTGACCGCCTTCTCAGTAGCGGCTACACCACCGTCAAGATGCAGAAGCTGCCCGTACGTATCGCGTACTTTGGAGCCTGTAAGTGATGTCGGCATATGTCCCTCTTAAGTAAGGAGCAGGGGGCCATAGTCCCCTGCCAACTAGGTCTATGCTGTGTCAAGCGGCTGCGGGTCAGGCAACCCAAGATCAGCGAAGGTAACATCCTTGGAGACAGTGGGCGCGTCAAGGCGTCTGACTAACGCATCGAGCACATCCATGGCAGCCTGATGGGCAACGACGATATCATGTGCATGATCTCGCTCCTGCTTCATACGGGTCAGCTCAGCCACAAGGAAGTCCCTTGTTATCTCCATTAGCTACCGCCACCACGATTGGTAGCAGCACTGGCACACATGATGAAGTACGGCGTACCATCGTCAGAGCAGATACGGATAGAATGCGACATAGCCTGCGTCGTGTGCGTAGCAAAGATCGTGCTATTCGACGGAGCAGGGATGTTTAGCAGCTTACCAATCTTGACTGAGTTGGCCTCCGCTACTCGCATAAACGCTGCCGTTGAAGGAACGGAAGACGTGGCAGCAAGATCGGAATCCAACAGAAGTGCGGCGACCGTACCACCAGTGGCTACACCAGCGGCGGCTCCCAGCGTAACGCGGAGAGCGTTACCAGCGCCAGAAACCGTACCACCAGAATTGACGGACAGCGAAATATGCGCACCGTTAACCGTGCCGCCCGTTGCCGCATTGGCACCGGAAACACGAGTAAACGCACGAAGCGTTTCGCCAGAACCGGTAGATGTAATGTCCAGACGGTTATACTCGACCCTGACATCACCCGATGCGTGCGAAGCGGTTACATAATCGCTGTTTACATTACCGGCAGCAGTAACAGCCGTAGGGGACGCCGAAGTACCATTAATCGTGCGCAGGTTGTAAGCCGTGCCCCCGTTAATGGTTACATTGTCCTGTGCAATACCAGTATAAACACCCATAGTTCTCTCTCCTATGAAAAGGAGGGGGCTTTCGCCCCCGCCAATTACGTTGCGTTGGGGATCGAACCGGGGTTGGTGCCAGCGTCGATAACGATGATCGAGAGCAGCACCTTGGCGACATCCGTACTCGCCGTGTTGACCGTCATCACCACAGCGGTGTCGGCAGTCAGGAACGCAGCAGTAGTTGTGCCGACCATGGTAGCGACCGTGGTGTTGCAATCAAAGTCGTTAGCGAACAGCGTCAGCGAACCCGTGATACCGAGGTCGATGGTCGCTGCGGCACCTTCCGCCTTGAGCAGCTTGACGCTGCCGCCGACGATGTAGGAGCCCTTCGGCAGGGTCGCGAGCACGAGCGTATCGGTATTTGCCAGCGCGGTAGCACCAGCAGCCAAACGAGCGGCAGCGATCTTGGCGAAGTCGATGGTGTACTCCATCACCGTAAAGCGATTGGTGTACGAGGAAGCAAGAGCGACAGAGCCCTTGTTAATGCCGAGGCTATCGGTATATGCAACCATTTTCAGGTCTCCTTAGAACTGTACGACAGCCACCGTGAGAGCTTCGGGCTTAACGACCTTATAGCCGTAAACCTGAAGACCACGAATGATGTCACCGAAAGTGGACTCCGAACGGATAGTTTCCATCTCCGTCATCTGCGATGCGAAGGTGAAGCCCATCTTGGTGCCACCGATGATGCTGAACTTGCCCGAAGACACGTTCAGGTTATGGCTGACGTAGACCGTGAAACGGTCAATCATACCAAGGCGACCGTTACGCATCACCGACTGGCTGTCGCCAGTAAGCGAGGCGTCCTTGAGTTCAGACTTCTTGATGAGGCCAGCCATACGGGCCGGGATCACAAGGAAGCGACCGCTCTCAGGGCAGTTGTTCTCGTCAAGCACGGTGCCCATGTCAACGATCAGCTCGGTGACAGAAGCGGTGCTGCTAGCGCCATCCTTGGTGACGGTCAGCGGAGACGCAGCCGAACCGAGGTTGAACGCACCAGAGATGCGGCCAGCAGCCGTACCCTTGTTGGTGGCAGAGATGTCGGGCAGGATGTCAGTCAGAACGCGCTGGTCGATCTTGACCTTCATCTGCTCGGACGCATCCTTGGACCACATGTCCATGAGGTTGACATCCGACTGCACCTTATCAATGTCGTCTTCAACGCAGGCGAAGTATTCGCCCTTGTCGATGAGAAGCTGCAGCTTCGGCTTGTCGGGGTTTTCCACGACAAGGTTCTGACCCTTGACGTAATCACGGATCGTGATGTTAGGCTGCGTACGGATGTTGACCGTATCGCCCTGACCCTTGATTTCGCCTTCGTAGTCCGTGTTAGAAATAGCCGCGAGAACAGTTGCGTCGTAGAAGTTCTCGATTAGCTTGCCCGACCAGATTTCCGGAATGAAGTTGCCGGAATAATTCGGGCGTCCGGGTGCGACAGGAAACGCCATTTATGTGCTCCGTTTAACCATTAGCGACAATGCGATTTTCCCGCTGTGCAGCGAAGATATCGCGTTCAATACGGTCGCGCTCGGTCTCACGGCCACGATAAACACCCTTGCGCACGTTATCAAAGAACTTTGAAATCTCTGACGGCGAATACGTTTTAGGTTTGTCACCAGCGGGTGCAGCCGCACTGCGGCTACGTCCGGGGGCAACTTGTTTCTCTAGCTGAGACTTTGCAACGTCCCGAGGTTCTTGAGCAATGCGGTGGCCCGTATTCCCCTGCCATGCATTGAAGAACGCAGCAACACGACGAGCGTCCAGACCACGCTGGGCATTTTCGAGGTAAGACTGGCGGGTAACACCCGTCAGCGGATCGACCTCAAGAAGCCAAGAGTGGAAGTCCTTACTCTGATTGATTTCCCGCCAATCTGGAACAACCGCTGTCAGATCAGCCCAGAATGTCTGCTCAGCCGACTGAGCCTGTCGCTGTGCGACCTGCTCGACACGCGGAATAACGCTTGCTTGGAGATTGCGAATAACATTCTCCAGATCGGCGATCTTCTGCTGGTGCAATGAAGTCTCCTCCTTGGTCACGCGGCGCATGACTTCGATGGAGTCTCCATAGTCCTCAATGTCTTTGTCAGTGACGAGCTTCGACTGGACCGATGCAGCCTGTGCAGGTTGCGTCGAAAGAGACGAGATCAGCTTTTCAAGCTGCTCAACACGTGAAGTGAGTTCCTGCTTATCTGTCCGAAGCCGGGCAGTATCAGCATTATACATACCCTGAAGGGTGCGATAACGCTGTTCAGCAGTGTCAGTTGCGGTGGTAGCCGGTCGTCCTTGCTCGTTAGACGCGGCTTCAGGCGCAGAGTTCTCAGCACCGTTGGCTTCATCAGTCGCAGAAGTCTCCATGCCTGCGTCATCCTGCTCAGTGGCAGGTGAATTCGCATCGGCGTGAAGTTCATCGTACAACTTCTTTACAGCCTCGGACTGCTTTCTGATCTGCTCGGGTAGGGCCATACAAACGCTCCTCTCGGTGTGCGTGCCAGTGTTAGTCGCTATCGTTTATTCGATTGTGCGACGAATTCGCGAGAATTATTAACAAGTTTACACAGCTCTGTCAATACTTGGCACCTGCCTTGCGCGATACCGACAGCATTGGACGATACGTTTGGGAGCTGTTCGAGTTCGTGCTGACGCCAATTGTTGAGCCACTGCACAATTTCTTTATTGTGCGTTGCAATATTTGCAAGCCGTGCAACAATCTCCGGATCAGGGCGGATCATCGGCCAGTCTGCTGGTTAGTCACGAGGTTCATGCCGCCAGCGGGGGCACCGCCAACATCCATGTTCTCCGCGCCGGGAGCCTGACCGGGTATCTGCGGGGGCTGCATCGCCATCTGGGCGGCAGCCTGCTTCTCCATGGCCTTCTTCTTTGTAGCCATGTTCTCGCGAGACGGGATAATATCCTCAACCGGCATCTGCAGACCCTTGGCAATCTCACGGAGGATGGCAGCGCGGCCATCCGGGCCCATGATGCCCATGTCGATCTCGTTGGCGGTAGCGTTCAGGAACTCGACACGGCGGACGTTCGTGGTTTCCTTAACGGCAAGATTTACAGCGCCGCGCGGAATGACCTGCGCATCACCCTTGATGTTCTCATCGTCATCGTAGCGCATGTTGTAAACAAACTGCCGCTGGACAATCGGCTTCACGACATCGTGATCAATATGCATGACCACCTGACGGATGCCCTTACCCGCAGAACCCATGAGCATGGAGAGGCCCGAAGCCGTACGACCAGCACCCTGAACGTCCGTATCTCCGTAAATATACGAAGGGATACCGGAGTGGTCGTCGGCCAGACGGCTGAACCGCTCGTAAACCGCCATCAGTGTGCCCGAGTTGTCGTTCGGCTGGTTGAACCGGACTGCCGGGGCAGAGCTACCCAGCGGATCATTAAGCACCTGCCAAATTTTCCATGGGTGCATCTGCGTGATGTCTTCGTTCGGCGGGATGCGCTCAAGGTTTACCTCGACCTGCGGTCCAGACGCGATGCCCATGTTGTTGACCAGTGCGCGGGCGGCTGCGTTACAGATATTCTGCAGGTCTTCGATGATCTCCGGAATAGCCCGGCCCCAGAACGAACCGGGCGTCTTGATGAACGAAGTCTTGGCGTAAGGCTTCTCACCCAGCGGGTCATAGTTCAGCACGGCCTTGATGACGAGGGTGCCGATTACCCACACGTTGGCATCGTATTCCTTGGCATCGTCAGGAACTTCGGCTTCCGTCATGCCCCACTCTTGAAGCATTTTGCCGGATACCTTGCCCCAGAACTCAAGCGCGTCAAACACATCGGTCGGGCGCATCTCGGTGTAGAACTTGCGTTCCTCTTCCTCACGGGCGTATTCGGTCGGCTCGAACACGAACGAAGCATCCGGCCCATTTTCCAAAGCCTTGCGGATAGCCTGCTCGTCGTAGCCCGGAACGCCGATAAGATCGGCCAGAGCCTGCCGAGTTAGCCGATGATGTTCGAACATATAGCCGTCGTTGATCCGGGTGATGCCCGGCTCGGGATACATATTGAACGGGCTGACACGCTCGAACTCAGGCGCAATACGTTCGCCCTGCTCTACGGCGGTGCGGCCATTCTGATCGGAAATCCACTTCAGGAACCGCT